ACCTAGTTTAGTTACTGCAACAGGTACTATTGACTTTTTATACTCAGCAGCATCAGGAAATGAAACTGCTGCTTTATTACAAGAAGTTGTTGCTGGTAATGGGGAAGATGCTGAATTTGAACTATTTATCGGTACATCTGGCGGTAAAAAGATTACATTTAATGGAATCATAACAAGTATGGACACAGGTACAGCATTAGGTGACTTAACAAGCGTTAGTTGTGGATTCCAAGCTTCCATGAGTGATCCATCTACTGCTGCTACAGGAATTGTAATTGCTGCATAATGCCTAGAAAGAAGGGAGTAAGTTTGTCTGTTGGACGAGGCGAAAAGTCTCGGAAGGGAGGACTTACTGCCAAAGGTAGAGCAAAATATAATCGTGCCACAGGAAGCAATTTAAAAGCACCTGTAACAGAAAAAAGTCCGACAGGAAAAAGGGCAGCTAGACGAAAATCATTTTGTGCCAGAATGAAAGGAGTCAAAGGTCCAACAAGTAAAAAAGGTAAATTAACGAGAAAAGGATTAGCATTAAAACGATGGAGATGTAGTTAATGACTTACGCACTACCAGGAATGTTTAAAACAAACATTACTTCTACTACATATATCGGTAGTACTGATAGTCCTTTTACTCGAAATCGTGCAGTACTGGACATGGTTAAGGGCTGGGAAATAATGAAAGCTGTTAGTGAAGGTACAGAATATTTAAGAGAAAATAGCGAAGCATTTTTACCTTTAGAACCAAGAGAAGATTATGATGCTTACCTTGCTAGAGTAAATCGTGCAGTATTTAGTCCATTTACACAGAGATTAATAAGAGCAGCATCAGGTCTTGTACTTCGCAAACCAATATCATTAATAGGCGATCCATACTGGACTGAAATGTTCAAGATGGATGTTGATGGTTGTGGCTCGGATTTGGATGAATACGCACGAAGATTATTGATGTGTTCTCTTACTTATGGTCAAAGTCATATTCTTGTCGATTACCCTGCACCTTCTGGTGCTGTTAGTCTTGCAGAAGAAAGACAGCAAAATCGTAGACCTTATTGGATTGAAGTAGACCCTACAAATATTTATGGTTGGAGATTAGATCGAGAATCAAATTACGGAAAATTAATACAGGTAAGAATAGCAGAAAAAGCTGTATTACCTGATGGTGCTTTCGGTGAAAAGATATATGACCAAATGAGAGTGATAGAACCTGGAAAATATCGTGTTTTTCGTAAAAAAGAAACAGTTGAAGATATGTATGAAGAAAATGATGGTGCTTATGCAGGTAATATGTCAGGCACACCTAATGAAAAAGATTTCAAATTATCAGAATCAGGACAGTTTTCTTTAGGTGAAATACCTTTAGTCACTATTTATTCTGGCAAAGTAGATAATATGACAAGCAAACCACCTTTATTGGATATTGCTTATTTAAATCTTGCACATTTTCAAAGACAAGCTGATTTAATACATAGTTTGCACGTTGCATCGCAACCAATGCTGGTAATGGAAGGATATGATGACCAAACTAAAGATTTAGCTATATCTGTTAATTATGCGATGGCAACTCAACCTGGCAACAAAGTTTACTATGTAGAACCAGCTTCCAGTGCATTTGATGCTCAGTCAGCCGAAATAAAAGAATTACAGATGCAAATGGCAACATTAGGCATCAGTACACTATCACAACAGAAGTTTGTAGCAGAATCAGCAGACGCTAGACGTTTAGATCGTGTTGATACAAACTCCATGCTGGCTATGGTTTCTATGGAATTAGAACAAAAACTACAAAAAGCATTTAATTTATCTGCTCAATATGTAGGAATCGAGCCACCAGAAGTAAAAATAAGCAGAGATTTTGACATAGAAAGACTAATAGGCCAAGATATTACAGCATTAACCTCACTATTTGACCAACAAGTAATAGATAGAGAAGAATTTAGAGATATTCTTGTTCAGGGTGAAGTTTTACCAACATCAAATGAGGCCAAACCCGAATAGTTTGCTACAATAGTGTGTAAGTACATATAAATTATGGGCAAACATTTAGATCAAGTTCTTCAGGAGGATGGAACATACAAATGGGAACTCGCAGAGATCCCTGCTGTTAAATCTACTCCAGCAGAAACACCAAAAGCTAAAAAAGAAACTAAAAAAGTTTCTAAGAAAAAATCTACAAGCATTTTATCTGATTAATTCATGGCAATCGAAGAAAAAGTAGTTCAGTCTGAGTCTGTGGCTCCTACTGATCAGTCTGTGACTGAAACTCCTTCACAAACACAACCACAAGCACCTGATCTTACTTCTGTAAAAACAGAATATGAAAATCAACTGTCTGCACTTAAGAAACAAGTAGCAGAAGGTGAAGAAAAATTTAAAGGCATCAAAACTAAATTAGATGATGTTTATAAGCAAAAAGAAGAAAAACGCACCAAAGAATTAGAAGAGCAAGGACAATGGAAAACATTGTGGGAAGAAGCAAACAAAACGGCACAAGAAAAAGATCAAAAAATTAATACATTAGCTCAACAGTTAGAAGAAATGAAAACTTCTAACGAAGTTGCTTCTACTAAAACGACAGCACTTTCAGCTATTAGTAACCTTGGAGCGATAAACGCAGAACAAACTTTATCTTTATTACAAGGAAAACTACAAAAGAACGATAAAGGTGAGGTAGTTGTATTAAATGGTGGAGTTGAACAAGATTTAGGAACTTATCTCACGAGTCTCAAAAATCCTGGTAGTGGATGGGAGCATCATTTCAAACCAAGTACTGCTGCTGGAATGGGAGCAAAACCGAGTCCTGTTGGAAATGTATCAGGTGGTTCAGAAAATCCGTGGAGTACTGGCAATTTGACTCAACAGCTTATAATGGAGAATGAGAACCCCGATCTGGCAGCAGTGCTGAAGAAAGAGGCTCAATCTTAAACAAGTTAATTTCTGTGAAATTACTTCCTTAGTCTGTGGCTAGGGTATCGCAAAACTTCAAAAGGTAAATCTGAATGGCTGCTCCGTTTCAGAATTATTCGGGCGGTGTCCTATTAGCGGACATCGTAAAGAGAAATAATCTCAGCACATACGTTTCCGAAGCTATAAAAGAGCGTAGTGCATTTATTAAATCTGGTGCTATCACTCGTAATTCATTATTGGATGCAGGTGAAGGCGGTACTAGAATCCAAGTTCCTGAGTTCAACCCAATCGCTCCAACAGAAGAAATTCTAACTGGTGCTGCAAACTGGGGTACATCTACTGCTGGTTATTTAACACCACAGAAGATTGGTACAGGAACACAGATTGCAACTATCTGTCATAGAGCATTTGCATATGCTGTAGACGATATTGCAGTTTTGGCTGCTGGTGAAGATCCTATGGGTCACATCAGAAACCAACTTGCAGATGCAATTAACAAATTAAACAACGCTAGATTGTTTTCACATTTAGCTGGTTTATTTGGAACTGCACTTGGATCTAACAAGTTAGACGTAGCAAAAGCTGGTGCTAGTGCTACTGAAGTTAACTTCTTAACAGCTTCAACTATTGCAAGAGCAAGAAACTTACTTGGAGAACGTGGTGAGGATTTAGATATTCTTATCGTTCACCCAACAGTTGCTTACTACTTGTATCAAGTTGGAATGTTAACATTCTCTACTTCTGCATTATCAACAGGCCAAAACGTCCAATGGGGTGGTGGCGGTGTTGGTATCAGCGATAGAGCAGTTGGTGAATTTGCTGGATGTACAGTTGTTGTTGACTCTGCGGTTAACACAGTTGCACCATCTAGTTCATCTGGTCATCAAACTGAGTTCTTCTGTTACTTAACAACTTCTGGAACAATTCTTGAAGGTCAACAGTCAGCACTAAGAATTGAAGCTGAAAGAAACATTCTTTCTAAGCAAGATGTTCTATCTGTTGATTATCACACTGCGTATCACGTTATGGGTACTAAGTGGAATGACGCTGGAGACAACCCAACTAATGCGAACTTAGCAACAGCTAACAAGTGGGCAATCACATATGATGCTGACTTAATTCCATTGGTTCAGTTAACAGTTAACTCACCTCTAGACACTTCAACTTATTAATTTTATTATTAAGTTGCTGATGCAAAG